ACCCTCGTCAGACTTCAGGAACAACGATACCAAAACATACGGGTCTTCGCCATATGGAACGGTAAGCATTTTCTTCTTGTTTGTCGGGGTATTATACCACACCTCTTTGTTCCCGTTTCTGAATCCCAACAACCCCTTATCAAAGAAGATATGGACGTTTGATTGAAGTTTCAGCATTGGGTCCTCAAGAGCCTCAAGGAACTGCTTCGGATAGTTACGGGCATAGATAAGGATATCACGCTTCAATTCGGCAGTGGTAACCTTTGTGGTGTCTCGTTGGAAGAGAACACGACCAACTGTTTCAAGTTGCTCAATGCTCATCTCACGTGCAGCAATTAATGCATCCACCTCTGAAGTCAATTCCTCTACCTCCTTAACTGCATCACGCTCATTGTCAACTTCTTCAAAAAGAACATTGTTCTGAGGATGGTAGTAAAGGAACTCCTGTAGTACAGGATTGGTTTTTGGAACAAACAAAAAGCCACGCTCAAAGATGATTGGCTCGATAAGCGGGTTGCCATCTTGCTCATCCTCAAATGGGGACTTTTGGTTTACTGCGTAGCGGAGAGCCCGGTTCTGATTCTTTTCCTCATCATACCACATTAAGGGATACCTACGTGTGTTCCGGGTTGAGATTGTGTAGGACAGTGGTGCGAGTTCGTTGCGAAGACGGTAGTACCTGTCTTTCGGTGTCAATTTTACTTTTTTCATTTTAGATAAGATATGATTTGAATTTAAAAAAGGGGAGTGTCTTTGAAGACACCCCCCATTGAAAATCTACGGATTAGGCTCCGTAACGGAACAGGAAGAAGTTATTCGCTCCCAAGGTGCACACGGCACGTTCAGAGAGGAAGTTAACTTCCATTGCATCGAGGTCGCTTGTTGCAGCACCTCCGGCAGAACCTGTAATCCAAGTTTTGTACCTGCGGTCTTCAGCCTCAGACGCACGGTAACGCACGTGGAGGAAAGGACGCTTGGCATTCTTACCAAGGATTTGGTCGTACACGGTGGTAGAACCTGCGGGAACGAGCATACCTGTGATGACGTTAGCAGTGGTTGTACCTGTAGTAGACAGGGTCAAACCTCCACGCATAGTCGGGTCGTTCAGGTATTTCCAATCTGACTTATAGAAGTCGTAACCTCTGCGGAATCCACTGAAGCCAAGATTCAAAGCCATATCGGTGTCGTTGTCGAACAGACCGAAAGACGCAGCGTTAGCAGCACCCGTACCGTTGAAACCGTTCAGGGTAGCCAACATATCGTCAATGTCGAAAGAGAACTCACGGTTAACGAAGAGAACATTCTCCTCGATAGAGCCCTGCTTGTCAAGACGAGAAACGATTGTGTCGAAGTCAACCAATGTGGTAGGGTTACCTGCACCCCATACGTTACCACGAGAGTTAACAACGTAGAACACACCCTCAGAACCTTTGTTACCAAAGTTGGGGTTCAACGCAGCGTTAGCAGCACCTGAACCTGTCTCGGCAGGAACGGCTTCCAACATAGCGGTTTCGAGGTAGTCCTCAAAACGGAGACGAGTCTCGTGCTCTGATTTCAAATACCACAGATAACCTGTAGCACCATTTTCGGTGGTTACTTCAACCCATCCAATCTGAGCCATATCAGAACCTGAAACGGCATACTTGTCTTTGATGATGATGGGAGAGTTGCTGAAGATTTCATCTTCGGCTTCCAATGAACCAACCATACCTACAGTGCCCTTCTTAAATTCAGAACCGTAGATGAATACGGTGAATTTGTTGGCTGCTGAGGCGTTAGTCATACCACCACCCTCATAGAAGGCTACATCAAAGGTGTCAGCCGAAGTGTTAACTGCGGTAACGATACCCTTGTTTTGAGTAGGACCTGCTACGTTGGGGGTAATCATAACGGTTTGACCGGGACGGATAGCGATACCTGTTACGTTAAGGTCATTAACGGTGAAGGTAGCACTGTCAGCACCTGTCAAAACAGTGGTGGTTACATCCACGTACTTGGTGTGAAGACGACCTTGTTCTGCCCATTTGATTTGGTCAGAGTTAGAAGGCATCTCAGCACCAACCATACGAAGGAAGGATGCTACGGTGCGGTTTCCGTAACGCTCAAATTCTTTCTCATAAGTATCAGGGAGATACTGATTCAAGAAGTTGAAGTTAGTAATGTAATTGGTGGATAGGGCAACCTGCTCTGCTGAGGGTTGCAACTGATATCCGGGTGTCGATAGAACTGCCATTTTTTTGTTTTGTTAAAGGGTTTTATAATCTTTTTGCACTCTTGATTTTCAACCCACGACCTACGCCTGAGTCTACTTCTCGGATTTGCACTCCCCCCTTATTCATTGCCTCGGGTGCTTTACGCTCAGACATATTCACATTTTTTATCTTGCGTGTCACATCCTCTGTGGCATCTGCCAAGCCCTGCTCATAAAAGAACTTAGCGAACTTATCGGGGTTCATTGCGATGGCTAATGCCTTGTGGTATCCTACTGCGTCATTCATAAGACCATTCTCATCCAAATACTTATTGATAAAGTTCATCGGACTTGATTGGACCTTCTTTAACTCAGTGGAATCCCCGGGAGCAAAAACAAGTTTACGGTCATTTAAACTGAACTCAAAACCTTTGAATCCTTGACCAAACACTTCGTCAGTTTTCTGTTGAAACCACTGACGCTTTCTTTCTTGCTCTTCGTTTAAGGTACTCGCCTGTTGAATATATTGCTTGTAAGCCTCATACTCCTCTTTCTCCGCTTCAGGAATACCAACCGTTCTTGACTCAAGGGGTTGTTTGTACTTTTCCTTCTGCTCGGTAAAGTAAGTCTTGGCTTTTGCAATAGCCTTTTTCTTTGCCAATTTAGCCTTCTTGACATCTGCTTCGTCATCCAAGTCCTCATTGTACTTGAAGTCCTCCATCATAGCCTCGATATCATCTTCATCAAGACCATCCTCAGTTGCCAAGAAATACTGCTTCAGCATTTTATCCGGGTCCATAGTGTCAAAGTCTTCCTGCAACTTGAGGTAGTCTTGGATTCCACGACCCGTATCTTTTTTGTACTTCAGGAACGCTGCCACGTCTTCGGGCAAATCTTCATTGCTCTCACGTGTAGCAACCAAATCGTCAAACGACTTGATTTCCTTGTTGTACCTTTTCCCAATATATGAAAGAACGTCTTCCTCTTTGAGTTCAACAGGGTCTCCGGCAGGGGGAGTATGGTCTCCGGCAGGTGGCTGACCGCCTTGGTCTCCATTACCTTCAGCACCTTGTGCTCCTCCGTTCAATCCTTGCTCGTGTTTATCGAGCAACTCTTGTTCCTTTTCAGCAACCCCTTTTTCGGCTCCCGTTACTTCTCTTACTTTAAATTCCATTTGATTTAATTTTTATGCAAAGTTAATAGAAAAATTATTTATCCTCACCGAGGGGAGAACTCAGCCAAATCAAAACCATCAAGAGAGTCTTCATTTGACTCAAATTTTACAGGTGGTGTGTTCAACTTCCTTTGATTTATCAACTGAGACTGCTCGGTATTCTGCTGACTGATTCGTTTTGCCTTAGCCTCTTCCCTCGCTTGTTCTCTTTTAGACAACTCAGAACCTGATGCTTGTGCTAATTGGATGTTGTAGTTGAACTCTTCAGCCATAAGTCGGCTCTTGAGTTCGGCTTCCCCCTTCATCTTCTCCATCTCAAATGCAATCTCTGCTTGTTTGAGTTGCATCTTTTGACGTGTCTCCATCTCAATCTTCTGAACTGATAACTGTGCAGCCATCTCCTGAGACTTGAGTTGTTGTTGAGCAGTCATCGCTTGTTTCTGCATCATCATCTTTTCTTCTCGTTCTTGCTTCTTAACCCGCTTGAGTTTCAACAATTGGTTTGCAAGTTTGATATTCTTCAACTCACGGATATCAATGGCATCCTCAAGATTGATATCACCCTTCTGCAAAGCAATCTGAATGTTCTGCTCGAGTTGTGCTCTTTGTTCTTCATCCGGAGAAACGTCAATAAAGATTCCAAAGTCATAGATGTAAAGGTCCTTGATTTCATTAAGGATTGACACATTGAACTTGCCAATCTTATTTGCGAAATCATCCTTGAAATCTGCGTACTCCAATATGTCAGCAATCCTGTAGGTAAGTGCCTCTGATATTGACTTGAACAAGTATAATCCACCATCAAGGATATGACGTGTAGCAGTATTTGAATTGAGTGCTGCCAACTTCTGAACGCCAACCAACGAATGGGGGTCAGGGTCTGAGCCATCACGAGCCTCATTCAATCCCGTTACCGCACGAATCATATCAAGGTAATGATTGTAATTGGCAATCAACATCTGCGTTTTTGCAGCACCCGAGTTGCTATTTAATTCCTGAATTGGGACACGTGCATTATTGAAGTCACCGTCTTGAGTGTAAGAACGCCCGATAACGCTACCTGTTTGGAAGTAAAGCCTCAATGCATCCTCAGGGTTATAAGCGTTGCCTGTCCCCAAGTCTACTTCGTTAAGACCATCCGCATCAATAAATATACCATCAGGTACTACTCTTGCGATAACTTGTTGCAGTTTCAAATGAGTCATCTGAATCAAGTCCGCAAAAGGAATCATCCTGCGAACCAAAGATTCGATAACGCCTTTATACATACGAGGTGCTACCGCAACATAGTTTGGAAGAGCGTGTTGAGATGCTGACTTTGGACGAACCATATTCTCAGCCATCTCCCACTTCAACAAGATATTGGTCCCCATAACCATAATGCCGTTGTACCAAACATCAATGGTCTTCTCTACTTTCTCGAAACGACCTTCCTCCATCATCTCAACAGGTGGGTTGAAAGTGTCATCCTTCTCAACCATACGAGTCCCACCATTGTCAAGAATCTTTTTCTTATAGACAATCTTCTTGGTGGTCTTATAGTTG